TCAGGCCGGACGGCCAAGTTCGAGTGGCGCAGACCGGTCGTAGGTCCCGATCTGCCGAACGTAAAAAAGGCCGCCGGGCAGTGTTGCTGTCAGTGAGGCCAGTTCGCCTGCCGGTAGCGCCAGCGAGGGCTGACTGGTGGTCCAGCGCCTGAGCGGTGCATCGGAGGGGCCGAAGACGACTTCGTAGCCCTCCGATTCTTCGACCAGCGGCAGATCGACGTGGTCGGGCCATCCCCATTGGCCCCGCGCCCTGCGGGTCCAGGAAAGGAGCAGCGCTCCATCCTCCATTACCTGCATTCGCGGATGGACTGGTGACAGGGGCCGCAGCGACGCGCCGCCGTTTTCGAGGGCTGCAAAGGCAGCTTCGTCGTCTGCGGGGCCGATCGCGGCAAAGCGTATGCTTCCCGGATCGAGCGTAGCCGAGGTGAGCGAAAGGAGGCGGTCGTCCAGCATTGTCGCCGCACGACCTGCGGGGTGGCCTGTTGCCGCCGCCCTTTCGGTACCGCCACGGCCTCGCAACAGGCCGGTTAGCTGCCATTGCCCCAAGCCGAGCGGAATGGCCTGGGCGAATTGCAGGACCTCGCCGCCCAGCGCCAGGAGGTTCTCGTTCCGGCCGATTCCGCGCAAGTCTGTCGAAATCAGCGAGGCTTCGTGGTCGATCAGCTGCACGATCAGGCTGGCGTCCGGTTCGAACCGGAGTGCCCGCGAGGGGGCAAGCGGCGCGACCAGCTGCCCGCAGAGCGCCCGCTCCTGCGCGGCGATGTCCAGCGGCACCATTGCGCCGTCCTCGACAGTATAGAGCGTGCAGCCCGGCCAGCGGCCAGCCGGGGCGCATGGCGCGGCGTAGACCACCCGCGCTGCTGGATTGCCGACGCCGTTCCAGGGAGTTTCGAACACCCGCAGGACCGTCTGGCTTGGCAGGCGATCGACGGGTGCCCATGCCGAACCCGGGTCCGCAACGGGCGGGGCGGTCACCGGCTCGGCCGGGCGATGCCGCGCAAGCTCCAGTTCCACGCCGCCGTCGCGCCATTCGCGGGCGAGGAGCTGAAACAGGCCGGAGTGGCCGGGCGCGGTAACGATCGCCCCGGGCGAAAGCTGCGGATCGAGATCGCTGCAACGCCATTGCAGGCGTTCTCCGGCTGCCCTGGCGCGAACATTCGCACGGCGCGCAAGGCTGAGCGCGTCGCCTGCATCGAAAACGCCGGGAAATTGGAGGGTGCGGGACGAGTCGTCGACGGTCCCGGCATATTGCAGACCCGGCTGGAAATCGCGCGCCGGATCGTAATAGCGCAGCGCTGACAGCTGCCCGGCGCCGCTGGTGGGCCGGGAGATACTGGTGCCATCCAGCTGGCCGAAATCGCCTTCGTCCCAGCGGACCGCCGGGGGGAGGGCGCAAACGGGCTCCTCGCCGGAGGATGCGAGCCGGACGGCGCAACCTTCCTCGCCCGTACTTACTGTAAGCGGCCAGAGCCGATCGACCAGCTGGAGCACCTCGCGCACCGAGCCTGCCTCATGCGCAAAGCCGCGTAGTTCACCGAGCCGCACGCCCCTGGCCGAACCGGCCCCGCAATCTTCCAGCAGCAATTCGACCATGCGGCTGCCGGCCCCGGCAAAAATCTCGAAACTGAGCGGCGGGATGCGGTTGCCGAAATCGGTGAGGTCGAGATCCTCGAACACCGCATAGGCCAGCCCGCGAAAAGCAGGGCATTGCGCGCCCAGCGCCGCTTCCATCAGCGGATCGCATGGCTGGTCGCCATGCCCGTTATAAACGCGGAGCTGACCCCCGGCCTTCAGGTCCCCGGCCTTGCCGCGCAGTAGGCTGCCGCCCGCCCAGATGCGGCCGATGCGTTCGATCGGGCGGCTCGACAGCGCCACGGCGAAGGATGCCGAATAGCTGTAACGCACGGTCTTGGGCTGGCCCTTGCCGCCGCCCTCACGCTCGCGGTGCTCGGTCAGATCGGCTGCCCAGACGATCGAGCCGCCGCTGCGCATCGTGCCGTAATGGCGGGCAATCGGCGTGCCATAGCTCGACCCGGTGACGGCCAGTTCCTTCAGCCGCGGGCCGTGGCGGTCCTGTGGGCCGAACAGCGCATGGTCGATCGCGCTTCCGGCCAGCGTGCCCGCGATCTGGCCGAAGGGGCCGAACAGGCTGCCGACCGAGGAAAGGAGAATGGTTGCCATGAGAATGTCCTATCGATCCGAAAGCCGCCAGTGGCGGGCGCACGGCCAGGCCGCGATGCCGCGCTGCACGACCACGCGGCGCAGCCCTGCATGGGCGTGCACGAAGCGATCGTGGCCGGTGACGACGAGAAGGTGATGCTGCGCCGGTCCGGCGATCACGAGCAGCACATCGCCGCGCCGCGGTGGTCCCTGCGCCTCGACCAGCCCCAGCTGTGCCGCCAGCGGGAGGAACGCCGAAATGCTCGCGTTTCTGAGGCCATAGGGCCGTGCCACATCCGCCGTGACGCCGCAGCTCCGCAGCGCGGCGAGCACCACGCCCACGCAGTCGAGACCATGTTCAGCGGTTCTGCCGTGCAGACGGAAAGGCGTGCCCACCAGCCGCTCCGCCGCCGATGCGAAGCGCTCTGGCAGCGGGGTCATCGCGGTTGCGGGTATTGTGCCAGCAGGTCGTTGCCGGGAAGATGCGGCTCGCCCTGGAAATTGATCGCATTGGCGAACCGGCTGGCGCAGGTCGCAATGGTCCGGTCGCAGCCCTGCCGCAACACGGCCCGCATTCCCGGCTGCCAATCGCCATGGAGCGGGCGGTCCAGCTCGAACCCGGCCTGGTCCACCGCGATGATGGTGAAGGTGATGCCCGCCTGCGGTCCGTCGATGAAGCGCAGTTCTCCCTGCCGGTAGAGTTCCGGGTCGCCCACATCGAAGCGGGCGCAATTGCGCATGGGATCCACCTCGATCAGCACCGCGCGGGTGGTGAATTTGCTGGCCGAGAGATTGCATCCCGGCCCGCAGAAACGTGCGCGGCAGCCTGGGCTGGTGCGCGGCACCGGGTCCACGTCCAGATCGGCCTTGGCCGAGCGCAGGCGGGCGCCGAATGTGCCGCTGTCCTGCGTCAGCGCGTCGATCGATCCGGTATAGAGGACGGCGTGTTCGAGCGTGTCCCAATCGACCACTCCGCTTTCCATGCGGGCGCCGTCGAACTGTCCGGCGGCAATGTCTTGGGCGCGGATGGTGTCATGGGCCAGCGCGCCTTCCACCTCGGCCTCGTCATCTTCCAGCCGCATGGACTGGCGGATGGCGGACGGCAGCATGCCCGGCGCGGCGCGGTGGAGGATGCCGCCGAAATAGAGATCGCGGTCATGCGTGGTGAAGCCGAGCGTCACGCCGTCTTGGCGATAGATGCGCCACCAGCTCGCCGCCGTGTCCAGCTCTTCGGCGAAAAAAGCGCGGCTCATGGCGCTTCCCGGATTTCGACCAGCGGCACCGATGGCGCCTCGCCCGCAGCGAAGGTCGCGCTGGAAATATCCAGCCGGTCCTCGGCAAAGCGCACGGGCACATCGAAGAGGAAGCCTGCGCGCACTTCCATCCCGGCGGCGGGCGGCTGGCCGAAACGGATCACGCCCTTGCCGACATGGCGCCAGCCCGCCGCTGCATCCCCGCCAAGGCTCACAAGAATGCTGCCGGGCACCGGCCGCGTGATGCGCCGCTGCTGATCGCCATAATTGCGCACCAGCCGGAAATCGGCGGTCTTGCCGTCGCCGATCCCGATCAGTTCGTCATGCGCGCCCGGCTCGCCATCGCCCCCGGCGGAACTGTGGTCGAAAGGATCGCGCAGGCGGAAGCCGCGCGCGGGACCATAGCGGGCGCGATAGAATGCCAGCAATTCGCGCAATTCGGCTTCTGAGCGGATGCCGGGGCCGACATCGTAGCGCAGGCGCGCATCGCTCCACAGCGCATTGCGCCGTTCGTGGCCCGATGCGGTCACCGCCACGCTGGTCGAAAATTCCGGGCTGACCGAAGCATCGCGCCCCAGCGCCAGCGGATAGGCGACATCGTCGAATGCGTTCATTTCGTTGTCCTCATATGTCGGCAGGCGGACGTAACCGTCGCGCACAATCTGCGGCAGCGCCCAGATGAAGCGCTGCCCAATGCCGTGGCCGCGCGCCTCGTCCAGCGCGGCATCGATGCGCGGCCAGAAGTTTTCGGCATCCGCGTCGCGCAGCACGAAGCCCGACAGGTAATCCTGCCGCTGGATGGGATAGCCCAGCCGCCGGTCGACGAACTCACGCGCCTTGCGCCGGGCGGCGTCGTGTCCGGCAGTGAGCCAGTCGTAATCTTCCAACTGCAAACGGTCGAAGGCGGGCCAGGCCCATTCCAGCGGCAGATTGGCGCGGTAAAGTTCGGGCATGGCAGGATCGAGCACGGTGGGCGTGAAGGCGAGCAGCAGGATTTCTGCCTCACCCGTCGCTGCCGCGCGCACGGCATCGGCCACGCCCGCGGTCGCTGCGCCAAGGGCGGCGCCCGCCCGGTCGAGCAATGCGGTCTGGTCCGCATCCAGCGGCTGCCGCATATCGGTGATCGTCACCAGCTCATCGCCCCATTCTGCGTGTGCGGCGGCATCGTAGAGGCACGGCGCCCCGCTGGCTGGCTGCACCCACCACCATGGCTCGCCGATCTGGAACAGCACGTCCGCCCCGGCTTCCTCCAGCAACGTGACCCATTGCACGGCCACGGCGCGCAGGAAGGCCATCGCAACAGTGTTACAGGGGGAGAACAGGGCGGAGGGCGGATCCCAGCCGGTCTCGCCCGCATGGCCCGCATGGTCGCGCTGTTTCCAGCCATCGGGACAATTCTGCGCTAGCAATTCGAAGGAGAGCGAGGCGATGGGCGCGAAATCCATCGCCACCGCGCGGGCGAAATAATCCGCGTGCCAGGCCCGCGCAGCGCCGCTTAGCGTGCCATCCTCCTCCACCAGCAGATCGGCAGGGCGTAGCCTATAATAATGGCTCATGCCCACATAATGGACGATCCGCCCGCGATAGCCGAGCTGTTCGATCTGGCGCAGCAGCCGCGCCGGGGTCTGGTTGAAACTGTCGTCATAGGCCGTCGCCATCTGCTCGCCATGCGCGGGCAGGATGACATCGCCGATGGCGATCACCGCGCGCTCGCCCTCGCAGGCGATGGCGCGCATTTCGGCCCAGCCGGTGCGGCGGGCGGGGAATGCGGTGGCAGAACCGGGGGCGAAACCGCGCGGCGCAAGGCTGATGAACATGCGCTCGATCGCGGCGACATGAACCTTCTCGCCCGGCAGCGCCCAGCCCGATTCCAGTTGCGAGAAGGGCAGGGTGATCTCCGCATCCTCGGGCGAACCGCTGGCATAGTTCCACAGCCGGACATACCAGGCGCGGGAGGTGCCGTTTGCATCCTTGCCCTCGATCGTCAGCGTCGGGCCGTTCGCCTGGTCGAGCGGGACGAGACCCGAGGACCGCCAGCGGAAACGCAGCACGCAATGGCCGTAATCACGCTCTGTCCGATAGGCGAGCAGCGGGTGATCGAGCCGGTCCTCGCTCTCCCAGATCAGCCCTGCCAACTCGCCCTCGTGATAGAATTCGCACTCCACCCGCAGCGCATCGGGCGCGGTGGTGACGACGCTGGCCATCATCGGGCGCGGAAAGTTGACCGTCCAGAACCGCGGATCGAACCGCGCGATCCAGTCGGCATGCTGTTTGCGGCGCGTGTCCGCGAGCCAGAATGGCATGGTTTGTCTCCGAATTGGGGGATATAAAGTGCCACCGTTGAAGGCGAGCTAAACGACGCGAGCCGTAGGCGAGTGCAAGGCCGACCGGCCGCCCGCAGCGATGCGACCGTCAGGTCGCGTGAGCGAGGATAGCCAAGTGAGCGGACGCGAACGCCGGCGCTTGAGGCTAAAACAAAATCCTTCGCAACGCGCTTGCGACTTGGCGGGACGAGCGCTGGAGAGCGACCGGGGCACTGGTCCCTTGCGGCGTTGCGATGTTGATCGCCACACGCACCTCCCTCGGCTTACCGGCCAACGCATGGTTGGGTTCGATATGGCCTGCGCTGGTCGGCACGAAGACTTCCGGCCCGCGCTCGCCGACGAGATAGGGGCGGTCGGGGCCGACCAGCCCGCCGGTGGCGCGGCCGGGCAGGCCGAGGAAGCTGCCGATCAGCTGGCTGAACAAGCCCGCCATTTGCGCCAGACCCCCGCCAGCGCCGCCGCCCATACCTCCCATTCCGGCACCCGGATTGCCGCCGCCCATGATGCTGTCGAGCCCGGCATTGAGCGCGCGGGCCGCGATCTGGTCGAGCGCGGAGAGGGCCACGCGCTTCAGATCCTCGAACTCCAGCTTGCCGCTGCGCAGCGCGCCGGTCAGGCTCGTCTCCAGCAGCTTTCCGGCCATTTCGAACCCGCTCACCAGCGTGGTGTCGAAATCCTGCCGCATCGCCGCAATATCCTGCGCGAAGCCGCGCGTATCGGCGCGCACGGCTACCAGCAGATCGTCGTAATCATCGTCCATTCCGGTCCCTTTTCATCATCGCCGCGATTTCCGCGCGGCTGGGCGGTGCGGCGGCGGGGTCGTGTGTGCCGAGGCTGAGCGCGAGGTCTTCGGGCGTGGCGTTCCAGAAGATGTCGGGCAGCCAGCCGAGCGTGCGGGCGCTCAAACCCGCCAGCCGCCGCGCGCCGGTTGCGAAATGCGCCATTTCATCGCCCGCGCAGGATCTGGCCGAGCATGGTCTTGAGCGGCGCGGCGGCGCCGGCCAGCCCCATCGCCACCACCGCCTCGCCGATTTCCTCGCGCGGCAAGGGGGCGGGGCCATGCTGGCAGAACCAGAACAGCGCCGCGATTTCGGACAGAAGCAATTCGCCCTGTCCGGCGCGTTCCACCAGCGCGAAGAGCGAGCCCAGCTCCTCCTCCGCGCGGACCAGCGCCGCGAATGTCGGGCGCAGCAGCACTTCGCGCCCGTTCACATGGATGGCGGCCTCGCCGCGCTGCGGATTGGCCTGGGTGGAAGCGCCGCTCACGAGGGCACCACCTGGCCCGAGCTTTCGAGCTGGATCGCATAGGTGCGCTCGCCATTGAAATCGCCCGCATAATCCAGCCGCTGGACGAGGAACCGCCCGCGCATCCGCGCGCCGTCCTCGAAGCTCAGTTCGTAGGGATGGACCGTGCCCGATAGCGCATGGGTGCGGATCGCATTTTCGGCATCGGAGCCGAGGAACACGCCCGACGCGCTGACCGAGACCGAGCGCGTGCCCGCGCCCGACAGCAGATCGCGCCAGCCGCCGCTGCCCTTGTGCGTCACCACCACCGTATCGCCATTGATCGACATCTGCGTGGTGCGCAGGCCCGCCACGGTTTCATAGGCGGCAGGCACACTGTCATCGCCGACTTTCAGCAGGAAAGCGGCTCCTTTCTGGGGTGTCAT